CGCTCCACCACGAATCTGGATTTTCCAGGCCTCAGCCTCCTTAACAGGGTCAATCCACGGCATCACCGGTCCGGAATACACCGCGGTATACAGTGAAGAACGGTCAAGATCGCGGGGTAGCCTGATAACACCGGATGCCACAGCCTGTTTCAGCCAGGCACGGTACATCGGGCGGGTGACGGCACCAATAAACCAGTCCTGCAGGATCAGGTAGCCATCAGTAGACTCAACCAGTTCCTGACGCTGGGCGCTGTAAGTGCCGTTATAGTTGCGCGCTGTACTGGAAAAACTCAGACGACTGCCAGCCGCCACTGCACGCAACTGACCATTACGAAAAGTTTCAAGATTAGGATTGGGGCGATCCGACTTCACCATTCCGATTTCTTCGCCGGGTTTCAGATCGTCGTAAATAATGCCTGGCTGAATGGTAAGCTCGCGTTCCTTATCCTTGCTGCCATTACCATCCGGTTCATAGCTCTGCCCGTCGCCTTTCCGGATGTACATCCCCAGAGCAGCGGCGATCCTTGCTGCAGTCAGCTCAGAATCTTCATACTCTTTCAGGGCACTGAGGCGGATCAGCACACCGGACAACAAAGACGTCCCGCGCATCTGGTGCAGACGGCGAACAAATTTAAGATGCAGCATTCGCTCTGCATCCACTTCTTTGGTTTCCATCTGCCGTCCGGATACGGGACGGCTTTTATACACCAGATATTTTTCGGGACGCCCCCAGTCATCAACAAACACGCCCTGATTCAGCCTGTTGCTCTCATCACTGGTCATGGGAATAAAGTCTGGCTCGAGCGCCTCCAGCCAGAAATGAACACCGGCAGAAGGCGTCAGGCTGTTTATGCGCCCGGAAACCATCTGGGCAAACACCTCACCATCGCGCAGCCAGGTACGCAGCATCAGACGTTCCAGCATCGGACGGGTAAACTGCCCGGTGACTTCCGGGCTGACAGACCATTCACTCCATCGGGTGCGAATCTCCGCTGCCAGATCACGGGCAATGGCCCCATTGCGTAATACCGGATGTGGCTCGACAATAATCCCGTTTTTCCCCACCACCCGTTCTTCCAGCTTGTCAAATACACCAATAACCAGATCGTGGTTGTTATCAAGGTAACGGGCCTGCTCACGTAACGACACGGCCCCGTACTGGCTTAACTGGTCGGCAGTTCGGTTCTCCCGCCGGGCTTTGTGTGTCCGCGTCGTTTTTACGGCCTCATAAGCCTGGATCACCGCACGGGAACGCAGCCTTGCCGCTTTCCATCCTGGTGAAAAAACGCCAATCACATCATCAAGAATTGCCATCAGAACCTCGCCAGCCGGTACCCGGGATGCCCCCGTCGTCGTGTAATCAGAGCCGCAAGGCGGCGCTCCCACTCCTGCCGTCCCTGCCGGATCTCAGATAAGTTTTCCATGGTCATCTGCTGACCATTAAAGGTGACGGATTTTCCGTCCAGCACCGCCATTTCAGCTTCCATATAACGCTGAATCATGGCTTCGATATCATTCTGGTTCATAACCATCCTCCGGAAGTCAGCCAGGGGTTAACATCGTCAGTTACTGTTTTCTTCCGTTTTTGTTTTTTAACAGGCGTGGATACCGGTTCCGGTGAGGATGACGGTTCGGTACTGTCCTGGACACACTCCAGCCAGGTTTCCCGGCTCGCCCACTCCGGTGCATCCGGCCAGCGGATCTTTTCGTATCCATGCAGAATGACCAGAGCCTCGGCATACACCATCAGGTCAAAAGCTTCGTTGGCACCGCGACCCGGCTTACTCCATTTCCCGTCACTGCTCCGCTCTTCATACGTCAGTTCGTCGTAAAACCAGCTCCCCAGCCAGTCAGGGAAATGCACATAGCCGGGACCTGGCGAGTCACGCCATAACGCGTTATTCACCCGGTCTTTCAGTGCATCCGTCTGAAGAAGCCAGAGCGGCACATCACCTGCGGCCTGCGCCCGTCGGCCCGTTCGTCCGGTGTTATCAGGGAATGTACGGGTGATCAGTTTTGCGCGCCGGATGCTGTCGCCCTTAAACAGGTAAATACGTTTACCAAGGCCATCACGACGGCAACGACGCCAGAATTTATAGGCATTATCAGTGACCCCGTCTTCACCGCCGGAGTCCACCGCCATTGCCATCAGTCGCATTTGTTGAGAAGGATCGGAGGCCAGCGGCCAGCTTTTATGAAAAACATCCGTCAGCAGGACATCCCAGTCTTCCGGATAGCTGGCCGGATCAATTCGCTGGCTCTCCCCGTCGCTGTCACCGCGCAATGACTGCGTGATGTTGTAACGATCAATAATCCAGCGTTCGCCACGGCTGCCATAGCCCGTTACCTGAACCACAAAACGGCGATGACGTCCCGCCTGCACATCCACTGTCGCCACAAGGAAATTAACGCCATCCGGCACACTGCGGGAAGGAACTGGCTCTGCCCGCTGCTCAAGCAGTTCACTTTTTCGTTGCTCCATGCTGGCGCGGGGAAGATAAGGTAATCCCCAGTCGGTATTGATAACCGTCTTGAGTGTTTCTTCACTTCCGGTTGTCTCGTATTCCTGTTCTGCAGTAAGCAGTTTGTAAACGAGTTGCGAGAGTGTCTGGTAAGCAGCTGCCGGACCCTCCATCCAGAATGACGCAATACGTGAGCGTCGGGGATCACCATAACGACTGCCATCCGCATTGATGGATTCACCATCCCGCAACCAGACCCCACGTCCGTTCAGCTCACGTTTTTGTTCAGGCATAATCCGTCCTGAACAGGAAGGACACTGAATATAAGCCGCCTCACTTGCCAGCACGGGATCGGCAATATCACGGAAACCAGCAACCACATCGCCGCAGGGCTGAAAATACTCACCACAGTGTGGACAAGGCCAGTACCAGCGACGGCGATCGCCACGGTTATAGAGCGACAGTATCCCCGTGGTTGGTGGAGCCTCATGCGGTGAAGTCCGTCGCCATTTCACATCCTTCACATCCCTGCCGGGGGAACTCTCCACAAGCGTCATACCACTGGACATAAATGTTGTGGTACGTTTTGAGGCAAGAGAGAAAGCATCCCCCTCGCCATCAATATCTTCCGGAAAACGGTCATAATCCGTCAGCGCCACGCATTTATAATCTGATGAAGACATGATATTGACTGACGGCCAGCCGATTTTCAGGTAGTTGCCAGCAAGGAATGTTCTGTCATAAACGTTGTTGTCATTTTTGTTCGGACTCAGGCGACTGACCACTTCCGGGCTGACGCGAAACGTTCTGGCGAGTCGTTTTTTGGAGTGTTCGCGGGCTTTTTCCTCCGTCATCTGAATGATCAGCATATCAGCAGGATCGCAAATCACGTTGTAAATCACCCAGCCGTCAATCAGGCCGATAGTCTTGCCGGTTCGTGCCGGGCCAACAAATATCACTGCGTCGTATTCACGCGAGGCCAGGCAGTTCATCGGCTCAATAACATACGGTGCCACCAGCGGATCCCACGGGACTGAGTTCCCGGCCCCCATGGGCACCCGCATATACTGAGCAACGGCATCAGCAACCCGCATTCGTCTCGGTGCGCGAAGGATATAACCTGAATCGGTTCGTGCTGCCTTTGCGGTTTCCTGATTCAGCATTACTCCTCCTGCTGTAATTCCTCCTCATCATCCGCACCTGCTTCAGTCACCCGCAGGGCTATCTGATCGCGCAGATCATCAATAATGGACTGAACACGGCTCACAGCGGCAGGCTGCAGACCGCAGTCACGTTCAAGAATATCCGGTAATGTCTCCAGCACCTGCACGACCGCTTTTGCCCAGATGGCAAACTCCCGTCTGACATCACTGGCCGGAATGAGTTGTGCCGTTTCCTGTTCGAACTTAAGACGCTCACGTTCAGACTGATACCAGGCTTTGCGCTCATGCGCGTCCATTTCGCCTTCTGCAACCGGCGGTGGTAATGCCAGAAATGCCGACACAATATCAACCACCCGATAAAGCTTGAGGTTGCTTTCATGCCCCCCTGCAACGGGTAGATTTTGCAGCCTTGCCGCAGCAGTCTGGCGATGTACACCTGACAGAGCCGCCAGTTGACTGATATTCAGCGTCAGATTTTTTAACTCTCGATCCATACCCGCTCCAGAATGTTTTAAACATGCATCTTGCGAACAACTTTAGGCAAACGGTGTTAGTGATGAACAAAAAACAATCAAAATCGACACTACAAAAATAAAACCACTGTAATATCAATCTATTACAGTAGTGGTGATGACGAATGAAATTTCAAAAACTAGCCTTTTTCCGCGACGCTCCCGCCCCGTGGCAGGCCACCCACCGGGAGGACCCGTCAGCCTGAAAGCCATGACGAACGTCTGATACAGCCCTTGCATGAATGGCATCGGGATAATCCAGAAAGGAATAGCATCGACCCACAAGAATCTGTGTGAGTGTCCTGTTTCTTCCACCCCCGCACAGGACTGGCGAGCATGAGGGACAAACCCGCGAATCATTAGCGCGGTAAAAACCCGGTGTGCATCGTTTTTGATTATTCCCGCACACTCGCGCAGAAGGAGTTCCCCGTCGGGCTACGGTCATGGTTAATGCGGGAATACAGCGACGATACAGCGCATGATGTGTCAGGCTTGAATACCTTTATCCGTTAAAAGGGATATCAGTTAAGTTATCCCGTGTAGGGTATAAGCCATTATCAAAGCCACTCTGTAGGGAGTGGGCTTTGTAATAGCAATAAAAAAACCGCCCGGAGGCGGCATTTCAAGTGTGACGTATGTTAGATCAAAAACTCAAATACTAACTGTCGAATTTGTTTCGTAACTCCGGCGACAGTGACGACCACCAGTTTATCGCTTCAAGTGCTTCTTTCTCTATATATTTTTTTTTATAGAATGCTTGCAATTGAGGTAGCACATTATCATGTGAGAATGCCTCTGAAATTTTGAAGTCTGCACCTAAGTGCATCGCTCCCATTTTCAATACCTTGAGATACCCATAGATTTCAGCATGTTTTTCAAAATCATCTAATATCTTCATTTCTTCATCCTTTAGTGAGAAAGCTCAACATACTACATACTACATAATGCACTGGGTGACGATATAGTTCTGCAGATAACTAATCTGTTTAGTCACTGTGACGATTCGCTCTCTAAGGGTGAAATAATCCCGTTCAGCGGAGTCATTAAGTCGGGGGCTGGTAACATCGCCCAAGCTGCCGGTGCTGGTCGCTCCATTCGCGGGACATCTGGCGTTGAAGTGCAGCCCACACTTGCCAGTGCGAACACAACGCTGCAAATCATCAAGCTGCTTTTTAGCATCAGCTAAGTCCTTCGTGTATTTGGCATCCAGAGCCGCTACATCACGCTGGCGGATCTGCATGTCTTTGATGGTGGCGTTCGCCAGTTTCAGTTCTCTGGTGTTTTTGTCGCGCTGCTCTTTGTAAGTCATGGCGTTATCACGGTAATGATTAGCAGCCCATGACAGGCAGACGATGATGCAGATAACCAGAGCGGAGATAATCGCGGTTAATCTGCTCATTTCTGCCCCCACAAACAGACTTCACGCTCAATCTCCCGACGAGTCATCAGTCCTTTCCATTGCTTACCGCCAGCATATGTCCAGCGACGTAGCTGATCACATGCGCCTTTGATATCGCCCTGGTTTATTTTGCGAAGAAGCGTCGATGTTCTGAAATTGCCAGCACCCACGTTGTAAACGAACGAGTAAAGAGCGCCGCGCGTTGTTTCCGGTATATCGACTTTGATGTACGGGTTAATTTGTCTGGCGACCGTGGCAAGGTCTTTATTCAGGAGGGCTTTGCATTCTGCTTCGGTATACGTTTTACCTAGCATGATGTCTTTTCCGGTGTGTCCGTAACATACAGTCCATACACCAACAATATCTTTGTATGGTATGTGGCTGACACCTTCCAGACCATCGTCACCACTTGGGCCAGTGATTAACACAGATGCTATAGCAATTGCCCCACCACCAATAGCAGCAGCAACAGCCTTGCGTAATGATGGCGACATTATTCACCTCTCGCAGCCTTACGCTTATCTTCTTTAATCTTGAAATAAAGGTTTGTCAGATACGTCAGCAAGCCAAATACCAGACTACCCAGCACTCCAATTGCCGCCCACTGTGAGGGCGTGACTTTATCGAGCAACTGTAAAAACCAGTACCCGGCACTACCTGCTGAGGTGCCATAGGCGACACCCGTTGTTAACTTATCCATGGATTTCATAACCCCACCTCGCAGATGCGGGTGCTGTGTAATGGAAATAAAAAGGCCACCTGACGTGGCCACCAGATTATTTCCCCACCAGCTCGTTTATCTCTTTCACTGTCTGGTTAAACCGCTCTGACTCAAGCTCAACACCTAAGGCCCGACGCCCCAGCGCCATTGCTGCTTTTATTGTGGAACCGGATCCCATAAAAAAATCAGCAACCAGATCACCAGGTCGACTACTGGCATTGATTATTTGCCTGAGCATATCCGCCGGTTTCTCACACGGATGTTTACCCGGGTAGAACTGAACGGGTTTATGCATCCAGACATCGGTATAAGGCACGGAGACTGATACGGAGAAATAGCGCCGGAGAGATTTAAACTCATCCAGCAATTCAGAATATTTGCGATTCAGTGAATCATAAGATGCCACCAGCTGGTGGTGTGGTTGTTCCAGTTGTTGTTCCTGAAACTTCTCTGCCGCTATACGGGAAAACAGTGCCTGTAACTTCCGATAGTCAGCCTCATTCGGCAACTGCCACTGACTGGCACCAAACCAGTGGGAAACCATATTTTTCTTACCTGTGGCTTCGGCAATTTGTTTTGCCGTTATACCCAGTTCGGCACGAGCATCCCTGAAATACGATATCAGCGGTGCCATTATGTGCTGTTTGAGTGCCCTTTCTTTTGCCGCATAGCCGTCACTTTTGCCGCGATATGGCCCCTGGTAATGTTCAGCAAACAGAACGCGTTCTGTGGCAGGAAAATATGCGCGCAGACTTTCTTTATTACACCCATTCCAACGTCCGGACGGCTTCGCCCAGATGATATGGTTAAGCACGTTGAAACGTTCACGCATCATGATCTCAATATCAGATGCCAGACGATGCCCACAGAACAGGTAAAGGCTTCCGGCAGGTTTTAACACCCGCCAGAACTGGGCCAGACAGTGGTCCAGCCACTTAAGGTAATCTTCGTCCCCTTTCCACTGATTGTCCCAGCCGTTGGGTTTCACCTTGAAGTACGGCGGATCGGTAACAATCAGGTCAATGGAATCATCAGGCAGGGACTGAATAAAATGCAGGCAATCAGCGTTGATTAAATCAACACTGTTTATTTTTACAGTACTTTTCATGGATCAGTAAGCGTAACTCTGGTAGGCTCACTCTGCTTTTGCGCTAAAGCAGTGGGCCGTGGTTCGCTTGTGACCAGTAAGCATGAGCGAATGGCTGGCAGGTGCTACCAACACCCACCAGCCGCCCATTTTCACAGCAGGAAACCGCCATTACTGGCAGCGTCTGAATTTATTCCCGTACCCGCCGTTATCCTTCGCCAGACCCGCCAGAACTAACTGAGTCAGTATTAACTGGCACTGGGCTTCGCTTACTCCGGTAGTTCTCGTCATCATGCGTGGCGTTACCCACTTGTCAGCAGGTAAGAAATGAAGGACTGCGGCGGCGGTTTCTGTCATATCTTGCTGTTTTAGCATGTCTTTTTCCCTTCTGGTTAACATGACATACCAATAACTCTTGTCTAAAAAGCCAGCAAGATAAAAAGTCAGTATTCACGACCACCAGCGTGTTTACTGTACTGCACCAAGTTTACAGGTACAAAAAAACCGCTCAGCGGCGGGTTTAAGTTGTGTGGCGAAGTAACCACTCTTAACAGCATATTTGATTTTTTACGATTGTAAACGGTTGATTATTCATCTCCAATAAAAATAATTGTGTGGGTATGCCCTTAACAATGGATAAGAAACATGAATAAAATAACTGTACTATTACTTAGCGCAACTATCATTTCAGGTTGTACTTCTTCCGTACCATTGATAAAGAAAACTCAATCAGGAAAACCTGAGGGGGTTTATCAAAATACGACAAAAGATAAAGTCAAAGATGCCCTTGTGAATTACTGCAATAGTAGAGGGTTGATAATTTACAACGCGGATAACAGCAGTGTTATATGTGGTAAAGAACTGGAAGGCGGCTCTGCCGTTTTTGGACAAATGTTAATCGGCAATGCCTATTCAACAACCCCGGTATCAAAAGTCAGATTTACTATCGCTCAAGTTAATAACGATACAAAAGTGTGGGCCGATATGTGGATGGAAACTCAAATGGCAATGGGGCAAGTACAACAAATGGCTATAACAGACAACGCAAGCAAAAACACTATCCAACAACGTCTTGATGAATTAAAACCTTAAGTAAATTAATTAAATAAAATGGGGAGAATAAATCGACTCCCCACACATTAAACTGATTCAATTACCCCCTCAATAAGAGGTCTTCTAACGATCCATCTCTAGCTCAATTTCTAACATCATTAACATGCCATCAACTACACCTTCAGCCTTTTGCAATAAACGCCCAACCCAGCAATCAGAACGCCCATGTTTACGGGCAAGCGCCATAAACGTCATACCACCTACATAATAATCCACTAATAAATCGTGCAAATCGCTGTTGTTCTTTTTCAAGCGAGCCATGCACCCACAAATGATCATCGCATCATCGTCACAACATTGCGGGCGGGATTTTACTTTTGAAGGGATTAGTCCTTTAAATCCTGCAGCAATAGACGACCAGGTGACATCCTCGTGATTATTTGCCACCCATGCCCCCCAATGTTCAAGAACCATTTGAATATCACGCATCAACTTTCTCCACAAAATCAGGCCAGCACGCCAGTTGCCAGCGCACGATCGATAAAACGAAATATCAGCTCCAGCTGGGAGCCATACTTCTCTTCAAATGCCACGGTATCCGCATGCAGCTCGTCGTGATGCTTTCTGCACAAAGGCAACACAAAAAGGTCATGCGCTTTTGTTCCCATTCCACCCTGACCGTGACCTATCAGGTGGTGGGGATCATCAGCGGGCTTTCCACAACATGCACACGGCTGTGTCTTAACCCAGCGCGTGTACTTTTCATTAACCCAGCGGCGACGTTTTGGGCGTAACATAAAAGACTCCGGCGACTCCGGATCCACTTTCAGCGCCAGCACCTTTTTCGCTTTATCCTGGATGATGCTGGTGGCAGGAACCGAAGGCACAAGGTCACTTTCCCGGGTGACAGATGGCACAACAGGCTTCGGTAATCTCAGTGCCTTACGGGCTGCACTTTCCGGTAAGGCATCCGCCAAATCATTACGAACCAGCCACCAGCACAGTTCCGGCATTGTCACAACGTGACTGTCATCAAAACCGAGATCCCGACGCACGACAGACAACACCCAGCGGGCACAGTTATCCGTTGCCATTGATTCCAGCCGTTCCGTGAACTGGTCACGCAGCTGGTTATCGCAGTGCCAGCACAGACGGATTGCGCCCGGAGCGTGCCGCATTGTGGTCATGTTCTCGCTGTGCCAGTCGGAATGAGGCCACTGACAGCCCTTTTCACGAAGTAACCAGCTTTCAAGACATTCCACACCACCAGCACGACGGATCACTGCCTCATTGCGGAACACGGCCCGAACGGCAGGATCATCCGCCAGCGGTTGTGATGCCGCCGGAACGGCACCACTGGCGAAAGATGAATAACGTTCCGGCTCAGGCTCCAGCAGGACACGCCCCTGCATAAACAGGGGCATCAGCTCTGAACCTGGCCTGAACAATACAATCCCCATACGCGGGGCAATTTCAGGGGTCAGTAGTGCTCTCACGGTCACCTCAATGAACGGTATCGAGCAGCTTTAACAGCTCAGGGAATCGGGATTCGAAGAAATGCGGCTGCGTCTCGCGCGGATTTGCAGGACTGGTGATGTTCTTGCCGAACATGCAGCCTTTCGCCGTCAGCGACCAGAATTTTTTGATGTTGTTAATCGCGGTACGGCTGTATCGTTCGCGTTGTTCAACGATCCCCAGCTTCACCATCTGGTGATATGCCTGATTAGCCGTCAGGCGGATACCATACTGCCTCAGCAGTGCACTCAGAGACAGCGTGGGGCGACTTGAGCCATCGTGTGCATCAGCAGGAGCATCAATGGCATAGCGCGGTGCCAGATTCGGTAAGCCAACAGCCTCCTGGAGTTTCTGGCAGGCACCAAGCACTGAAGAGTTAGACAGGTTTAATTCCCGGCGCATAAAGTCCAGCAGAATCACACCAGCCTGCATCTTGTCAGCAGCCTGTCCGGATAATTTTTCCGGTGCGCTGGTTACCATGTCGAAAGTACGGATCACCTTAAGATGGAATGACGGGCTTATCCACATTGCATAGGCATACACCAGTTCTTTGCAGACATACGTCCCCTGGTTATTTCCGCCACGAATAACGTTAACTGGCTCTATATTGACCGAGTTGCAAATCTGCAACTCGCTTATTAAACGTTCAGTTTGCTCATTGCGGAGCCAGAATGCAGGCTTATGCTTATCCAGAGAACCGGCAGCCCTGTGAAGATCGTTCAGGCTGTAACGACCATAAGCATCACGACGAACTTCAATACCATCAATGACCATCAGATTATTCATACTTCGTTTCTCCTCTTAATCAGGCGGCTGCACCCGCCGGTTTCTCATACTTACTGATAGTGATCTCGACCTTCCCTTTCGGGATAACCGGTCCCCACTCAACCAGCATTCTTTTCACCTGACTGTCGTCCTCCCACACACCCGCGTGGGTCAGGGCGTCAAACAGCGCCTTGTTATAGTTGTCCAGATCGCGGATCCGGTTATCCGGAGGAAACAACACGATCTCCACTGAAGCAGGTGCCGACGTTGGTTTTGGCAGACGACGTAACTGCTCAACTATTGCTGCACACGCCGCGCTCTGGAATTTTCGCCCCGCCGCGCTTATCAGGCTCTTACCTGCAAACGCCCCTTTGTTGGGGTGTCGCCAGTACGTGTTCACGCTGGGCGGAAAAGGCAGGATCAGCTTCATACTTTCAGGCCCCTCTCATGTAACCAGTGGGTTGCACGCAGCCTTGCGTTTTCCTCACCGGCAAGCAGTGAGCGGATAATCCCGACCGCCTCGCTGTCGTCGTCCTTCACCGCGGTATGAAGCGTTATCCCCCGGGCCACGCCACGCTTTATCGTGATGACGCCTTTTTTCTCCAGTGCGCGAAGATGCTCTACCGCTGCATTCACTGAACGGTATCCCAGCATGGTTGCCACCTCCTGATTGGTTGGCGGAAAGCCACGCTCTTTCTGATAAGAAATCAGCATATCCAGCACCTGCTGCTGGCATTGAGTTAACGTCGTCATTACGCCCCCACGTAATTCCCTGACAGATACCACTCATCACTCGATACAGCGCGCTTGCTGCTTTTCCGTAAACACAGCTCACGACGCGCCAGAAAATTGTTTCGTTCTGGCTGGGAGTGGCTTTCACGGAATGCCGCCATCCACACGGTTGCAGCACGACGGTATAAGCCCCTGGACTCCAGTTCTTCAGCCTGGCGGGTCAGGCACAAAATCTCCCGCGGGTCGTTAGTGCCGACATAGAAATTGCGCACAGGTCTGGTTTCACGAACTGGTTGTGGTTCCGCCTCCTGCGCTCTCTCAGTCAGGCGCGGGAAATGTCTGCGTGTATCCCCTTCACAACGGTGAGCCACACGACCACTCTGACGTAACTTGCTTGCTGACTGCAGAACGCGCTGCCGTGAGTAACCTGCAAAAGCATCCGCAATGTCTCCGGAAGTACACCCCGGATGGGCTTCAATGTATTTCTGAACTTCATTCAAAAGACTCATGATCACCCCCTGAATCCTGCCGGGATCTGGCTGTAGTCCACGTTGTCGTAACTGGCTTTGAAGTACGGGTCTTCGCGTTTTTCGGTGTACGTGCTGACGGACGGCGATAAGCGCAGGGAAAGCTCATCCCATTTTTCCCGCAGCTTCGACGGGCTGAGCACGTTACGGCACCAGAACGGATCGCGGCTGACGCGGCTGTACATCTCGCAGATTTGTTTGTGAGTACGACCATCCTGCACACACATCAGGCGAATTTCGTTTGCCCAGGCTGTCCAGTTCGGTTCTTTGGGACGAACCACCTCGCCGTCACATTCGGCGGCCTGCTCGTACAGGGCGATGATTTTTTTCCAGAGCCACTGTGCGCAGGTCAAATCATCCTGCGTTCCCCACTGGCGCTTTTTAGGGCTGAATACAACCGCATCAGGATGGCGAGTTAAAAACTCCTGTTCAGCCGTCTGCGTGTCCGGTTGCGAAGCGTCCGGACGAGAAGTTTTTTTATCTGACGGATCATGTTTTGATTTTACTGACGGATCCCCGCCAGATTCTGACGGGTGAAAACCCGCTTTTTTGCCAGATTTCGACGCATCAAATTTTGACGGGTCAGATTTTGATGCGTCAGATTTTGACGGGTCAGAATCTGACAATTGAGAAAATGCCGCTGCCTGAAGCTTCGCAACGTTAAGCTGATAAACATTCGACGCATTGCGGTTACCCTGGCGACGCGCCTTACGCGTTAACCAGCCTTCTGCTTCCAGCCGTGCGATAGCCGTTCTGACGGTACTCATCCCCGCGCCAATCTGACGGGCAATAGTTTCAATTGATGGCCAGCACACACCTTCGTCATTACTGAAATCAGCCAGGCGGGCCATAATTGCCACGCTGGATAATTTCATGCCTGACGCAGCGCAACCATCCCATACATAGCCGGTTAATTTAGTGCTCATGACCGACCTCTATTTCCCTGAATTTACGACGAAACGGTTCGAGCGGGCTGAAGCACTCATGCTCATAGCCTTCACGGAGGTAGATAACCCGTTGTGTTTCCGGCTCCCAACGAATGACTCTGACGGGCACTCCGTAGTGATCTTTGAACCAGCGGTTAACTTGTCGCAAAGGACTGTCTCCTTCTGCCGGTTGAAATCCCCCACAGCCCACTCAGCAAAGCTGTGGGTTACAATTTCCCTGTCACCTGGTACATTTACTGCATAGCAATACTCCACCTTCGCTTTTCCACCCGGTACAGGAAGCGCAATCAGTTGCGAGCGACGGTAGTGTGTTGTTAAACTGTTCATGCGTTAGTTTCTCCACAACCAGAAGCAATCGACGCCACGACGCCCGGAGCTGCACACTCGCGGGCGTCATTACTTTCTGAAACGCAAAAAATTTTGTAGACAAGTGCTGCATGCTCCTGCAGCTTCGAAATTGAGAGGTACAGCTCGTCGTTAATTGCTGTCTTCTCATGCGGTTCCACTACACCGTCTTCGATTGCCGAACGAATCTGTTTTGAATAACTGCCGATCTGTTCAATGACTTCCAGTAAACGCTGGTTAATATCGGCATTGTCCACATCCTCGACGTCAGGAAGAGACACAAAGACGCCATTTGCAGACTGCGCCACAGCGTCGGCAATGAAGTGAGTGCCACCAGCACGTTGTAAAATCATTGCCCATCCCAGCGGGAAAATCTGATCGCCATCGGCACGAAGGCGGTTAAATAATGCGTTCTCTGTTACATCCAGCCACTCAGCAGCTTCAGCGTAACCCCCCGGCAACGCCGCGATAGTTTTTCTGACAGCTTTCACGTACCACTCAGGCTGTTTTTCCACTTTCCAGTGATGATTACCCACGGCTTACCTCCTGTTCCTGTGGTTTAAACCCATTCTGGTTTTGGCTAGATTGAAAACGTGCCGGATAAAGAATCTGCATTTCGCTGATTTCACCCTTAAAAAAATTGGCCAGACGTTCTGCAAGATCGATAGATGGAATTTGTTCCAGTCTTTCAATACGACTCAGCGTCGCTGGATTGACCTGAACGCCAGCAGCAACATGCTGCAAAGTAAATCCGTGCGCCTTACGCACATTCCGTAATGGTGATTGCATATGACCTCCACATATTGCGTGATGAGCATATTATTTCACGCAAATATTTTGCGCAAGTTGATTTGCTTAACGCGCAATAAAGAAATGTAATAAACGCATGAACATAGGAAACCGAGTCAGACAACTTCGCCAGGCGAAGAACATGAAAATCGCCGATCTCGCTGAAGCAATAGGAGTGGATGCGGCGAATATCTCACGCCTGGAAACAGGTAAGCAGAAACAATTCACTGAACAAGCCCTGAGTAATATTGCCAGGAGCTTAGGTGTTGATATTGCTGATCTCTTTACCTCAGACGTCAAAAGTAATACTGTATGTAAAAACAGTATTAGTGAGGATGTTGCGCAGGTGAAGGATGTATTCCGTATTGAAATGCTGGATGTCAGTGCCAGTGCGGGAAATGGCCTTATCCAGGGCGGTGATGTCATTGATGTGATTCATGCCATTGAATACAGAACTGATAATGCTGTATCGATGTTTGGCGGACGGCCAGCCAATCACATTAAAGTTATCAACGTTCGTGGGGACAGTATGTGTCCAACCATTGAGCCAGGAGATCTCATCTTCGTTGATGTCAGTATCAATCAGTTTGATGGAGATGGTATCTATGTATTTGGTTTTGATGATAAAATTTATGTCAAACGACTGCAAATGATACCTGACAAACTACTGGTGATTTCTGATAACCAGATTTACCGTGAATGGGGAATTACCAGCGAAAATGAACACCGGTTTATGGTCTTTGGAAAGGTCTTAATCAGCCAGTCACAAACCCTTAAGCGACACAATTAACCCTTACCTCCTCATCAATTAGCCACCCAAAGGTGGCTTTTCATTACCCTTTAAATTGCATATCTCGCAACAAAAACACTTGCATAATGCGCAACTTCATTTTATCTTTCTTTCCAGACAAACAAACAAGGTACTAACAAAATTAGGTTGTAACACGGCGTATGGCACATGCGTCGTTAGCGGTCTGGGGACGTTAAAGGGGACAATCCACTCCTTGCTCGGGCAAACAAACCAGGTAGCCGGAATGTGCAAGTCAATGATGATGCTGATAAGACGCCTAACCAGCGTGGCGATTCGGTTTGACGCCTGGGAAGAGACCAGGGTGCAACGATGAGGGCATTTATGGAGCCGCGACAAAGTGTGGTGCCGTAACTGGCTAAGTGCTCTCAGCGTTGTGGTAATCCGCGAAATGGCGCGGCGGTAAGTATGGCGGGGTTACTCTTTCCCCGTTGAGGGCACCGGATTGTCAGGTTGACCATACGCCTGAGTGACAACCCCACCACAACAGCCACTGCTTTGGCGGTACCAGTTTGTACCCTTGCTTCCGGCTGGTACCGCTCTTTTTACAAAACAGAGAAGAGCATCACCGGACGACGGGCTCATAACCCAATCCATCCGGGCGGCAGTCACCGCAGGTGTTCTTCTCTGTTTTGTGGAGAAACCAACCGACCTTGCAGGGTCGATATGATGAGGAGCAGCAAAATGGCTAGCGAACGCAGTACTGATGTGCAGGCATTTATCGGGGAGCTGGACGGCGGCGTATTTGAAACCAAAATCGGCGCTGTTCTCAGTGAAGTCGCTTCCGGTGTGATGAACACGAAAACCAAAGGTAAGGTCTCGCTCAACCTGGAAATCGAACCGTTTGATGAGAACCGTGTGAAAATCAAACACAAACTCTCATATGTTCGCCCGACTAACCGCGGGAAAATTTCTGAAGAAGACACCACCGAAACGCCGATGTATGTCAATCGCGGTGGTCGCCTGACTATTCTGCAGGAAGACCAGGGACAATTACTGACTCTTGCCGGTGAACCTGACGGAAAACTTCGCGCAGCAGGTCATTAATATCGTTCTTAATTAACTGATTATTTATCTCATCACTGAATATCTTTATATAGTGAGGACTTATTATGTCTCAGAACTTAGACGCAACCGCAATTAATCAAATCCATGCTCTTATTTCTGCTCAGGGTGTTAATGAAATTATCAGTAAGATTGGTGCCGATGCTGTGGCATTGCCTGAGAATTTCCGCATTCATGATCTGGAAAAATTTAATTTAAATCGCTTCCGTTTCCGTGGTGCGCTTTCCACTGCCAGCATCGATGACTTTACCCGTTATTCTAAAGATCTTGCAGATGAAGGCACCCGCTGCTTTATCGATGCCGATAATATGCGAGCCGTCAGTGTGCTTAACCTGGGTACTATTGATGAACCAGGTCACGCAGATAACACCGCCACTCTCAAACTGAAAAAGACAGCACCGTTCTCTGCTCTGTTGTCTGTTAATGGCGAGCGTCATTCCCAGAAGTCACTGGCAGAATGGATTGAAGACTGGGCCGACTACCTTGTGGGCTTTGATGCTAATGGTGACGCTATTCAGGCAACAAAAGCGGCTGCGGCTGTCCGTAAAATCACGATTGAAGCAAACCAGACCGCTGATTTTGAAGATAATGACTTCAGCGGCAAACGCTCCCTGATGGAGTCTGTCGAAGCGAAAACCAAAGATATTATGCCAGTGGCATTTGAATTTAAATGCGTTCCGTTTGAAGGTCTGAAAGAACGTCCATTTAAATTACGCCTCAGCATTATCACTGGCGATCGTCCTGTACTGGTTCTGCGCATTATTCAGCTGGAGGCGGTGCAGGAAGAAATGGCTAACGAATTTCGTGATCTGCTTGTTGAGAAATTCAAAGACAGCAAAGTAGAAACCTTTATTGGTACTTTCACCGCCTGATTTCATTACTGCAAATGCCCCTGCGGGGGCATTTATGGAAACGTAATTGACTCAATAATCGCCGGATGGTGAGGGCTTCCTTTTACCAGAATTCAGCGTGGTGCAGCACATATACGCGGAGAACAAAATGTCATTTATTAAAACTTTTTCCGGGAAGCATTTTTATTATGACAGGATAAATAAAGACGACATCGTGATTAACGATATCGCGGTTTCCCTTTCAAATATCTGTCGCTTTGCCGGTCATCTTTCACACTTCTACAGTGTCGCCCAACATGCGGTGCTTTGCAGCCAGCTGGTGCCGCAGGAATTTGCTTTTGAAGCGTTAATGCATGATGCAACAGAAGCGTATTGCCAGGACATCCCCGCGCCGCTGAAACGCCTTCTTCCTGACTATAAACGGATGGAAGAAAAAATAGACGCCGTAATCCGTGAGAAATACGGGTTACCCACGGTTATGAGCACGCCTGTGAAATATGCCGATCTCATCATGCTGGCAACCGAACGACGCGATCTCGGGCTTGATGATGGCTCTTTCTGGCCTGTACTGGAAGGTATCCCGGCAACAGAGATGTTCAAAGTTATTCCACTGTCGCCAGGCCATGCCTATGGGATGTTTATGGAACGCTTTAAAGAGTTAACTGAGTCGTAAAAATCAGCACGTACGAATTCAAACTCTGCCATAAAAGAACATATAAGTAATTTATTAACATATAGATATAGGTTATATTACAAATTGAAAAATTATTGGAGAGCAACAATGAATCAAAATCCATTCTCATTCTATGACTTTCTTGGATATTTAATACCAGGTGGTTTTTTTATCCTATTAATGTATTTCTGTGGTTTGACATTCGATCTAGATATTGTTATTAACTTAACTGAATTGCTCAGAGGTCAAAGTCAAATCTTTGGCATTTTGAACTACGCTTCAATAGTTATTATATCTTATATAGCTGGACATTTTATTTCTATCACGTCAGCATTTTTTATCGAAAAATATATGAATAAAGAATTAGGATATCCTTCCAAATATCTATTTAAAAAACTGACAGATGCCACAGAAAGCATTTGTAGCCCATCATGCGATGAGAGAAGCGCTGATAAAAAAACAAAAATAAAGAATCGCATAATCAACTGTGTATTATTTCCGATAATACTATGGGATTTTGCAACACAAAAATTATGTTATTCTCAATCTCTACCATTTCATTTAGCTAATACAACATGGTTAATAATCAAAGAAGGTTATGAGAAAAATTTCATAACAAATCGCCAATTATTACAAGATAAAAACGGACTTGATGATGATCTCTTCAGATTGGCATATCATTATGTTTATGAGTTTTCAAAACAGCATCAAACAAAAATTCAAAACTATGTTGCATTATATGGTTTTTGCAGAAACATATGTTTAATCTTTATAATTTCATTTTGGCTATCAGTTCCAACCTTTATTTATCGATTATGTACTCATAGTGATTATCTTTATAGTTTACTTTCAATAATGCTTAGCTTTTTCTTCGTCTATGTTTTCTATGTTGGTTTTGTTAAATTTTATAGAAGATATACTTTAGAAGTATTAATGGCATTTACTATACTTCAAAGTAATGACACTATTCGTTAATAATGTTGCTCCCGTGTGCAGACGGGATAATGGAGAAACGTATGCTGAACCTCGATTGTGTTCCTATCTCAACTTATTGCAAAGAAACTGGCGAAACTCCTGAAGCAATAAACAAACGTGTACAGCGCGGTGTTTGGCGTGAAGGTGTTCAGATTTTAAAGGTTGAAGGCGTTAAGGAGAGGTGGATTGATCTTAATGAGGTTGCAAAATGGGCCAGACAAAACTGCTCAAACTACCGCGCGGCGTAACAATCAGGAAACACCGCCAGGGCGAAACGATCAATATAACTTTCACCTACAAAGGAGTTAAATGTCGTGAGCCTCTTTCCAATCTGGAAGTAACACCAAAGAACATTAAATACGCCGAGCGCACACTCGGCGAAATCCATAATAAGATCGAAAGGGGAACATTCATTTATGCGGAATATTTTCCCCGTTCTGCTCGTTTGAAAATTTTTGGTAATGCGGCTGCAGGCAAAACGGTAAAAATGTACCTGGACGAATACCTTGAAATCTGCGAAACGAGAAAACTTTCACCCTCTACGATTGGTGGTTATAAAAAATGCCGTAGTGCGTTAGCCTCACTCCACATTTGCTCTGCAAGTGAATTAACACCAGCAATCCTGAAAGCGTGGATTCAAAGCCAGAAAACGACCTTAAAAACAATTCGCAACCAGTTATCTTTCCTGCGGTCAGCACTTGATGAAGCCGTAACCGATGGAGTACTTCAAATTAACCCCGTATCGTTGGTAACTGCTTCGCGCTACCAAAGTGGTAAGTCAGAAGCAGAAAGCAGCTACGTGGTTGATCCGCTATCACCAGCAGAAGTTGATGTATTACTAGCAGCAGCCGGAAACAAACAATGGGAGAATCTGTTCCGGTTCGCTATACATACAGGCCTGCGTAGTTCTGAATTATGTGCCCTTCGATGGCGTGATATCGACTTTGTTGGAAAAACAGCCCATGTTCAGAGCGCTAGTGTTGTCGGAGTTATCAAAGGAACAAAGACAAAAGCCGGTACCCGTAAAGTTGAACTGACTGAAGAAGCAATGTTGGCGCTGATAAATCAGAAGCCATTTACATTCATGAAGGATGCTACTGTCTTTGAAGATCCAAAGACCAATAAGCCATGGGCAAGTGCTGATGCAATCAGAAAAAAAGCATGGGTGCCAACATTGCGAAAAGCAGGTATTCGTTACAGAAATCCATATCAAACTAGGCATACATTCGCCACCCGCCATATCAGCCGGGGAGCAAACCTGTTTTGGCTTGCAGCTCAAATGGGGCATAAAGGACCGGAGATGCTTTTCAGGCACTATGGCTCATATCTGAAGGAATATGATGGACAAACAAGCTTGAAGAAGATAACAATATAATCCAAGCATGAAACTATTGGCCACAATTTGTGGCCATTTTACGGAGCAAGATACAAACATGGCAAATCAAATTACCAAACTAAAAAATATAAATGTTGTGAAGTTTCGCGGACTGAAAAATATAAACATCGAGTTTGGTTCTCGCCTAACTGTTATTTGTGGTAAAAATGGCACATCTAAATCCACAATTCTTGGCATTATCGCCCAAATATTTAGCTTTACAAAGGACTTTACCAAAAACCCTGAGACTGATTTAACACAATATAAAACATTAACAAATGGCAGCTTCAAGTCAGCTTTCAGCGAACATTTTAGGCTTTCAGAACAATTTGATGTTCCTGGTTCAATGGACGTCAAAATTAGTGTCTATGATGGTGCATCGAACAAACATCTTGAAAAACTAACATTAGGTTTATACAGCTACAGTGACAGAGATAAATCAAGGCCTGTAGTCAGGGGAAATGATTCAATACCGGAAAAAAACCAAAGTAGAAACGTTACTCATCCTGTTATTTTTTTAAGCTTAGCACGACTTCTTCCTATTACATTAAGGACTAATTACTCAACACGGGATGTTCAGTACATCAATGAAAATTCTGATGAAATCAGAATGATGAGTAACCAACTCTTACTAAAAAACAATGGAAGCTCAGTAACAGCAACAAAAGGTACTATCGATTCAATGGTTGTCCATGGTGACAATTATGATCACCAATCAGTATCTGTTGGTGAAGATAATGTTGGACAATTAATCCAAGCAATTTTTTCATTTAAAAGATTGAAGGAAACTTATTCTGATTATCATGGCGGAATATTGTTAATTGATGAAGCCGATGCAGGTCTTTTCCCTGCTGCACAGTTAGAGCTAATTAATATTCTAACTAAAGCAGCAAAACAATACGATCTGCAAATAATCATGACCTCGCACTCTCCATTAATAATAGAGGATATCTATAATCGTTCAAAACAAGATAGTGATAGCTTTAAAACAATATATCTTACAGACACATATGGAGATATTAAAACAAAGAATAATCTTTCATGGACAGATATCCACGCTGATTTACATGTTGAAACTGTAAAAATTAATGATGACATTTGTCTTCCAAAAGCAAATGTATATTTTGAAGACAAAGAAGGTTTCGACTTTTTCAAACAATTGATAACAGATCGAAAAATAAATAAAATATTAAATCCATTAGGGAATATAAATATTAGCTGCTCTGCCATGCTTGACTTAATGGCAAGAAAAATACCAGAATTTACAGCTAAAAGCTTGATCGTCTTAGACGGTGATGTTGTTCACGACAACAGTGCTAATGCAAAAAAAGCCAAAAAAGAAAAAAACTTATGTTTGCTTCCAAGCACCTTACCTCCAGACCAAATGATTTTTGAGTTTTTATATAATTTACCACCTGATGATGCATATTGGGAAAATAAAAATAAATTTACAAAATCTGTTTTTATGAAAACAGCTAAAGACATAATTACAACGCTAAAGATTGGTAACGCTCCGATTGATTTAAAAATCCTTATAGATAATTATAAAAAAGTTAACAAAAATCATGGCGGGAGAGTGAGAAAACTGTTTAAAGATTTTGCACATACGACTCAATTTCAGGACCAAGTCAAAGGACGAGTTAAAGATAACCCATATCGATATTGGGTCGAGAAAAATCCTGTGCAATCGGATAGCTTCAAGAATGAACTAATAAAGAGTCTTAAAGTTATTATGATAAGTGGACATGGTGTCGATTCTGCTACCATCTCATCATATCTGTCAGATAACTAATTGATTAAAAAGGGTTTTATGTGATGGCCATAAAGCCCTTTTTTTGATATACTTTAGATCTGACATTTAGAGGTATCATATGCGTTTTAACACCCCACTTCGCTATCCTGGCGGTAAAGGCAAGCTTGCAAATTTCATGCTTCGGATTATTGAAGAAAATAATCTTTCGCCTATACATTATGCCGAACCATATGCTGGGGGTGCTGGTTTAGCATTGAAACTGTTACATCTAAATGCAGCTGAAAAAATCATCCTTAATGATATTAATATTTCTGTTTATGCTTTTTGGCACAGTGTATTAAATCATGCAGATCAATTATGTTCTTTAATTGAAAGAACAGAAGTTACAATGGATGAATGGTTTAGGCAGAAAGATATAATTAATAATCCTAAAGACCATGATCTTTTAACAATTGGTTTCTCAACCTTTTTTCTCAATAGAACAAATCGTTCTGGAATATTAAAAGGTGGTGTAATTGGCGGTAAAAATCAAGAAGGGAAATGGAAGCTTGACGCTCGCTATAATAAGAGTGATTTGATTTCTCGAATCCATAGAATATCAGAAAATCGTCACAGAATAGATTTATATAACATGGATGCAATTGATTTCATAAAAAAAATAGTTATTCAATTGCCACAAAACTCATTAACATATTTGGATCCACCTTATTACATAAAAGGTAAAGGCTTATATATCAACCATTATGATCATGATGATCATGTTAGGGTTGCAAAAGTCGTACAGAATAATATTAAAACGCCTTGGATTGTTTCTTACGATAACACTCCTGAGATCCAAGCTATGTATAAGACATCCTCATTAGTATATGGAATAAACTACAGTGCTCAAGATCGGTACAAAGGATCTGAGGTAATGTTCTTCAGTGAACGATTGAAAATCTTTAAAACAGATGATCCAACTAAGGTAAAAGCGCCTGTATTTAAAAGAGGATGTGTTGACGACCACATCCAGACATAAAAGGAGCCGCAAAAGATCCGCAGAATAAAATGGTTAGTATTAATCGTTTTATTTCAGCTAATTATAAAAATACGGACTCGGGTTCAACTCCCGCCAGCTCCACCAAAATTCTCCATCGGTGATTACCAGAGTCATCCGATGAAGTCCTAAGAGCCCGCACGGCGCAAGCCCTGCGGGCTTTTTTGTGCCTTGAATTTGTCCCGCGAAGTCTGATGCCAACTAATTAAATCCGAACCTTTTAGGCACCTTGTTAGGCACCTCATAAAGCTTTATTGTTTTTGAGGTGCCTAAAACTATGGAAACCCGGCAATGGCAAGACAAACCAAACCTCTATCCGTTAAAGAAATCGAATCTGCTAAACCCAAGGAAGCGGACTACGTTCTCTATGATGGCGATGGCCTTGAGCTACTGATCAAATCCAGCGGGAGTAAAATCTGGCAGTTTCGCTACATTCGCCCTGTCACCAAGAAACGAGCGAAGAAGAGCATAGGCCCCTACCCGTCAGTTACGCTTGCCGATGCTAGAAACTATCGCGCAGAGTCTCGTTCTCTTCTGGCGAAACAAATCGACCCTCAGGAACATCAGCAAGAACAACTTCGCAGTTCGCTGGAAGCTAAAACCAATACTTTCCAACTCGTAGCTGAACGATGGTGGAATGTGAAGAAAGCCAGCGTGACAGAGGACTATGCCGACGATATCTGGCGCTCTCTTGAAAGAGATGTCTTTCCTGCAATTGGCGACATTAGCGTTACAGATATTAAAGCTCACACACTGGTTCAGGCCGTCCAACCGGTTCAGGCCAGAGGAGCACTGGAAACCGTTCGTCGCCTGTGCCAACGCATTAATGAGGTCATGATCTATGCCCAAAACACAGGACTGATTGATGCTGTTCCTAGCGTTAATATCGGTAAAGCCTTCGAGAAGCCTCAGAAAAAGAACATGCCCAGCATTCGACCGGATCAGCTACCTCAACTGATGCAGACAATGCGAACAGCCAGCATTAGCCTTTCCACACGCTGCCTGTTCATGTGGCAACTTCTTACTATTACCCGCCCTGCCGAAGCGGCTGAAGCTCGCTGGGAAGAGGTAGACATAGAAGCGCGAGAGTGGAAGATTCCTGCAGCACGCATGAAAATGAACCGCGACCATACTGTTCCATTGTCAGATAAAGCAATTGCGATACTGGAGATGATGAAGCCGTTAAGTGAAAATCGAGAATTTATCTTTCCCAGCCGTATCAAGCCAAACCAGCCGATGAACAGTCAAACCGTTAACGCATCGCTAAAACGCGCAGGTTTTAGTGGAGTGCTCGTTTCGCATGGGCTGAGATCAATTGCCAGTACGGCTCTTAATGAACAAGGCTTTCCGCCTGATGTTATTGAGGCAGCACTTGCCCATGTGGACAAGAATGAGGTTCGCCGTGCTTATAACCGCAGCGATTACCTAGAACAGCGTCGCCCGATGATGCAATGGTGGGCTGACTTCGTTATGGCTGCTGAGCACGGAAGTATGATTGGAGATGGCATTCGAGGTATAAGGCTTGTCGGCTAATACACGAATAAGCGCTTAAAATGGAGCGCTTATTCTTATTATCCAAATTCACATAAAAATTACTACAACTGACCATTTCTTTTTTTTCTGCTTACAGTGTCTTCGAAAGCCTGCTTCACACTTTCAACATTTGTAGACCACGATTTTAAAATAGTATCGGCTAAGGCTTCCTGACTGGTTGTTGGCATTCGATATTTTTTATCGTGCTTATTAATATTCAATTTTGACTCCTCTATAAATAGCCACAAAGGTTCAATGAGAACATTCACCGCTGCAGCTTTACTTCTCCATCCTTCTTCAGGAGACAAATCATTTATAAGTTCCACCAGTTTTTCCTGAATAGGTCGATACATTTCAGATTTTTTTATCCCACCTTTCCTTCCTGATCTATTCCTGATAGATAAAAGTTTAGTTTGCTTATCTACTGAGATCTTATACCAAACCATCCCCATGCTTTTATCAAATAACTCAGATGCTTTTTTAAATGCTTCAAATGCAACATCCTCGTTGTCTGATATAACTAATTCACCCCATTTATAGCACTTCAGTGCATACTTAAGGTGAAATTTAAAAAGCTCATCCATAGAGATATATTCAGGGATAATGACAGCAACATTATCGGTAATGACTCCAACTTATTGATAGTGTTTTATGTTCAGATAATGCCCGATGACTTTGTCATGCAGCTCCACCGATTTTGAAAACGACAGCGACTTCCGTCCCAGCCGTGCCAGGTGCTGCCTCAGATTCAGGTTATGCCGCTCAATTCGCTGCGTATATCGCTTGCTGATTACGTGCAGCTTTCCCTTCAGGCGGGATTCATACAGCGGCCAGCCATCCGTCATCCATATCACCACGTCAAAGGGTGACAGCAGGCTCATAAGACGCCCCAGCGTCGCCATAGTGCGTTCACCGAATACGTGCGCAACAACCGTCTTCCGGAGACTGTCATACGCGTAAAACAGCCAGCGCTGGCGCGATTTAGCCCCGACATAGCCCCACTGTTCGTCCATTTCCGCGCAGACGATGACGTCACTGCCCGGCTGTATGCGCGAGGTTACCGACTGCGGCCTGAGTTTTTTAAGTGACGTAAAATCGTGTTGAGGCCAACGCCCATAATGCGGGCAGTTGCCCGGCATCCAACGCCATTCATGGCCATATCAATGATTTTCTGGTGCGTACCGGGTTGAGAAGCGGTGTAAGTGAACTGCAGTTGCCATGTTTTACGGCAGTGAGAGCAGAGATAGCGCTGATGTCCGGCGGTGCTTTTGCCGTTACGCACCACCCCGTCAGTAGCTGAACAGGAGGGACAGCTGATAGAAACAGAAGCCACTGGAGCACCTCAAAAACACCATCATACACTAAATCAGTAAGTTGGCAGCATCACCAACATTATCTCTCAGAAGTTCTGCCTCCAATGTACTCCAATAACGTTCAATAAGCTTAGCTAACTCGATGCTTTTCTCATTTGATGGAAAGTCCTTATGAGAGTCAGTGTACCTATGCTCCTTCAAATAAGATGATGAATACAATAATATTCCGGGACCAAACTTCTTGGAGTTCCAGACCCGCTCTTTCATCATAGTCAACTCAGCCTGCATATCTGTATGCTTTTCATCCAGAACTTGGGCGTACATGCTCCATTCACAGTCCTTCATCTCACTGGAGAGAGCACTGCATTTTCGACTAATTTCTTCACTAAAAATTTTAAGAGAAAACATTTATCTTCACAATATCAACAAGTTAAACCCGTTAAAAATAAACCTTTGCTAGCCGTATTTTTTCGAAGAATCCTTGCAGCTATTCTTTGCTGGAACCAAACTGAGCTAACAAGAGGCAAACTAGTATGAACACTTCATCAGCAGTCAGGATACTCCGCTTACCTGCTGTTATCCATAAAACAGGTATCTCGCGAGCCACAATTTATGACTGGTTGAACCCGAGGTCGCCGCGATATGATCCAACTTTTCCGAAGAAAAGAAAGCTTGGAACACAATCAGTTGGATGGCTTGAATCAGAAATCGATGAATGGTTGTTACATCGTAGTCTTATTAATTAATTCTAAAGAGGAGTTAGATAGGATGTATGTCTAAAAAAAACAGTTCAACGCAAAATAAAGAATTTGTACTAAACTTCCAGACGCTTCCCACTTTTGCACAGCGATTGATAAGTTACATACATTACAAAACAGGAGCTCCCGCTGAGCTTATTTTAATAGTATTACTTGGGGTAATGGCTTTTTCCTGCCAGGATAAATTTGATGTTCAGCTTAAAAATGGGAGAACATTTACATCACTTTACCTCCTTCTATTAGCACGGTCAGGTAGCAGGAAGTCAACGGTATTCAAAGCACTGATGGAAACAATCCATCAAATGGAAAAAGAACTGAAGAATATCTTTCTGGAAAAGGAAAAGCTTTATGAACTGAAAAAAGTATCTTGGGATACGGAATTAAAAGAACTTAAAAAGCAATTTAGCAAAGCTGTTCGCCAGAAGGTTGATGTAGCTGAAACACGCGAAGCACTGGAGGTATGTCAGAAAAGTGGACCGATAGCACCAGTTAGAAAGTATCTTACTAAAAATGATTCAACAAGCGAGGGACTTAAAAAGACATTAGCTCTGGGATCTCCGTCATTGATGCTCGGTTCTGATGAAGCCGGAGGGGTGTTTGACAGTAGCCTTTTTCGCGATATATCAGTTCTCAACTCTCTTTGGGGAGAAGGGAGAATTTCAGACAGCAGAGCATCTCGTGACAGCTACGATGTTGATGATGTCCGGCTGACCATATTGCTGTTACTGCAACCTGCAATATTTAACGATTTTCTAGGCAAGCAAGGAAAAAAATTAAGAAACTCAGGGTTCTTAGCCCGTTTATTACTAATTGATCTGGATCAAATACCTGAACTATGCGATATCCCTGATATATGTTCATGGTCTGATGGGCCAGGGCTTGATGGCTTTTTCTCTATTCTTGTTAAGCATTTGCAAGACGGTATACAGCGTAGAGAAAACAATGAAGAACGTATCTGTATTACTTTATCTGAAGAGGCGAAAGCACTATGGGAAACACAAAATAAGCGAATCAGGGAACTTATGCAACTAGGAGGTGAGTTGCATCACTATGATGATTTTGGTTCCAGAATTATGGAACAAGCTACGCGAATCGCAGCAGTAATGCAAATGTTTATTACACCCGACTCACCAATAATTACTAGGGATACATTTCTGTCAGCAGCTAAAATAAGTGAATGGTGTATTACCCATTTAATTTCAAAAGTAGACTCTACCAGAAAACCTAGCGATAAAGAAAAGTTGTTATTTTGGCTTGAGGAACATGTTATCAGTAATAAATCTTACGATTTTAGGAGGCACACCATTCGTAGAGATGGTCCAAACTCTCTTAGAAGCATAGAACGCCTGATACCCGTTTTAAAGGAACTTGAAAAAGATGGAAAGGTACAGTTATTTAAAGAGGATGGCGTTGACTATGTGAAATTCACTGGTTCAGAAGTGAAATATGGTGATTTGGCTAAAGCATTAAACATACCGTTAATTTCATCTGGATCTATTGGCTTTAATAAACTACCAAGACATGAATAACTTCAGAGTAGCTAAGGTCTTGCTGGATAATATTTTTTCGTTCTAAAAGCTAGTAATTCCGTGGCCTAGATTTAAATTATCAGGGAGGGCAATCTATGTGTTTAAAGTGGTATATGTAATATATCTTGGTTAAGGATCCATACCTAATCAGTACTTATCAATAGTAATAGTAACTCCCCTACAGGAGTTATATCCAACATCACATGGGTAGCGTGAGGGCTACCCATTATACAAAGATTATTATTTACATACTTAAGGATTATTATGGAATCACAATATTCACTTACCAACGAAGAAATTTATGACTTGGTAGAAATAGCCTCCAAAAAGTATAGATCACCTATCGACCGCGATATTCTCATCCCACTACTTAACATGGTCTACGGTGCACTGGTGCAGAATAACCGAATACTAGCTATTCGTTCTGATCTGAGATTTGCCCAGTCCCATGTACTGGGAGAACCTGATCTACCCCTCTGCTTCCAGCGCGATGATGCACAGGCAATAACTCGCTCCTTCGAGTCACTGAAAAGCCAGCTACGGGCAGATCATAACCGGTCTAGGAGACCGGGTAACCCAACGTTGCTATCTTATGGGTGGTGTAGAGAACGTGACGCAAGCGAGCATCCCCATTATCACCTGATGTTGTTGTTTAATGCAGATGTGTATGGATACTTGGGCAATTACCAAGAACTCAATGCTAAAAATATGGCAACCCGAATACAGAAAGCTTGGTGCAGTGCTATAGGGCTTGCTCACGAAGATTACGCAACATTAGCTGAGTTTCCACCAAATGCTGTTTACAGGTTTAGCAGATTTGATGCACTGGATCGTAACCCAATCTACTGGGATTTCCTGATTCGACTGGCGTATTTGGCCAAAACCAGAACTAAGGATACCTACAGCGGTTACCGTAACTTTGGCACAAGTCAGTGCTTACGGTCGATCGGATTAACTTATTAATGGTTCTACAGGTAAGGGGCTGATCCCCCTACAGATCAATTACGTAACTGTTACATTCCGCAGTAAAAAATAAGATAATGTGCCTCAGTACCCTGCTACAACCTGCTACATGTAGCAGGTTGTAGCAGCCTTAAGAGATCAGGGCGCATATTTTTGGGGCTAATAAAGGGTAACTTGTTGCTGTTCCAGCTATGTTTGCTAGAAAGTATGTGGTTAAGGTCAATCATGATCCCCAGAGGTGCCTTCGCATACATGTCAAATGTGAAATTCGCACGAGTAATTCAAAAAAGAACATGTTTTCATCGTGTTGAAACATTACGATAGAAGTATCAAGATTATTCTGAACGTTACGAAACACAGTTGGAATTTCCACTTATCGTAATAGGATATTGGCAAAATGGAGTCGCTGAATGAGTGTGTTGAGTTGGGCAATAGACCTATGCGGGAAGATGGAAGCGTGGCTGGTTAAGCGCCAAGCAAAAGATCAACTACAGAGCGCAGAGCAGGGGTTGAGTCTGATGGAAGAAGAATTAGGTGATCGCTATGACACCTTAGCGCCGAAAACCATCAATGATGCCAGTATGCGAGAGTATTTCATTGCCCTGAAATACGCCTTGTCTCAGAAAGACGTAAGAAACATTGCCATTACAGGGAGCTATGGCGCAGGGAAAAGTACGGTTATTTCATCATTTATGAAATATCACTGCGATGATAAATACATCAATGTATCTCTTGCGGGATTCGATATGACGGAAAATGAAACAACCGTCAGCCCAACTCACCAAGAGGTTGAACTCAGTATCCTGCAACAAATTCTTTATAAAGAGAATAGAGAGAAGCTTCCCGACTCAAGGATAGACAGAATAATCGACAGGGGCCCTCACTATGTCAGAGGAACTTATCGAGCCTTACTTAAAGTCATTACCCCCATCGCGGTAGCCGCATTTATTATCTATTTCAAAACAATTGCAGAGTTTCTAAGCCTTCCGCCATCCTGGATCGAGGTATTTAATGCACACTACATCATAAAAGGCTTTATATTAGTTTCGCTGGCTTTTACCGCGCTGTACTTTATAACTGCCAGCGCATCTCGAATCGGTATTTTTGATAAGAAACTCAAGCTGAGCAAGATCGCGCTTTTAAGCGGGGATGTTGAGGCAAGCGAGCAAGAGACACCATCCTTATTGAATAATTGCCTTGACGAGATCGTGTATTTTTTCACCAAGCTGAAATATAAGGTAGTCATCTTTGAAGATCTTGACAGGTTAGGGACGCCTGAGATTTTCGTTAAGTTGCGTGAAATTAACAAAATAGTTAACAATAATATTGTCGATGGCAGTCCGGTCAGGTTTGTTTATGCGGTAAGAGATGACCTATTCCTGGGCGCTGATGCCAGAACTAAATTCTTTGATTTCATTCTCCCTGTCATTCCATTTATGGACAGCAGAAACGCGTTTACCTTATTAAAAAGGAAAATGTTACTCAATACGCATAACGATACATATTTGAAAGACATTTCTGTACATATAAATGATATGCGCAGCCTGCAGAATTTGGTCAATGAGTACCATGTATTCAGTAATATCGTTGATAACGGCAACGACAAAATCAAACTGTTATCGCTGGTATTTTATAAAAATATCTATGCATTAGACTACTACCTTACCGATAAGAAAACAGGGGTTTTATATTCATTTATTCGCGACTATCGCACCCGAAAACTTCACCATAATCATTTTGACTCTCTGGAAACAAAACTGGATCTTTTACAGGCCGAAATAGAACATCTTAATTATGAGCCTATGTATGACCATAGGGGAATTAGAGAGGAAATAGTTTGTCGATATATTCCTAAGATACTCTGGGATGGCGTTCATTTTGGTACGGGAAATGGATACAGTAATTTTTATCCTTTAGGAACTTTGGCTTTAATTGATGATGAAAATAGTTTTTTGGAGTTTTTATCGCAAAAGGAAAACTTATATATAGGCTACTTTGTTAGTCATCAGGGGCATTCACTTTCACTTTTTGATAGAGCATTAAGAGAACAACTAAAAGAAGAATACCTGAAACGAAAAACGAAAATGGGTAAAGATAAAAACTCGGCTTTTAGTGAACTGCAAATAAAAATAAAGAAAATTAAAGAGTCAATAAAATTAAAAAACACCCTTTCGCTGCGAGAACTTACGCTAATAATCGGGCGTGAGAAATTTGCAGAGATTGCGCAGGGGTATCTTGAGGCGATGGAGGGGCATGACTTCGTTTCTAAGCAGCAGCTCCATGCTTTGTGTGCTGATATGCGCAATGGCGGTTTAGACGCCTTATATCTGCTGCTGTCCGATGGTCTGGTGATGCAAGACTTCATGGCCTACCGCTCTATTTTCCATGAAGGATCGATGACCGTAAATGATAACGACTTTTTGAAAGCCGTCGGTCAGGATCTGAGCTACGCAACCTCAAACGGTGAATATTTTATCGATGACGAGAACAGAGTCATCAGCGAATTGGTTGAACATAACCGTATTTATGCCGATGGCGCGCTTCATCATCAACTGGTGACTCATTTGATTGATAACGCGGACGAACATCTGGCGGGCATGTTCGCTTCGCTATTCAGTCAGTCTGATGAACACATCCTTGCTGTTTTCTCTGAGCTTTATACACGATTTGGCAAACCCGAAACCTTCGATAAGTTAATCGTTACCGCGCTGCAAAAAAATGGTTATCTTGACAGAATGGTTGCCGTTCTCGCGGGACAGCTGGGTGAAAAATTCACCAACGATATTGCTATCAGCGTGATAGCCTGCGTATCACCTGCACATGCGCAAGATAAACTGCAATACCGCCAGCTTATTCATTCGCTGGGGTGCCGTATCATCTCTCAGCTCACCGAAGAAAATCAGGAAGCGTTTATGCGTCATGTACAACAGGCGGATGCACGCTATGACGAGCTGTTCGAACCAATAACGCCAACGGAGCGGTATTGCCTACAGTTTACTGCACAAAACAGCCTTTATCAGTTAACTCGACACAATGTTGGCATTGCCGTTTCATGTCTTATTGACAACATAACGCCTGAAGAGGCGGAAAGGAAACCCTGGACACTCGCCTATGAACATGAACTCAGCACGGTTTCTGACTACTTCAGTCAAAACATTGATATATTCGTCAGGGATGTGTTTATCTACTCCGCTGAGGATGGCGACTGTATCCGCTACGTTCTGACCCGTACCTCTCTAAGCGACGATTCCAAAGGCGATGTCGTCAGAAACATGACCTTCTCGTTTTCCGACCTGTCCGGGATATTGGCTAAAGCAGTATTTACCGAAGACCAGCTAACGATTTCCTATCACGACCTGTTTTACCGATATGACCGCGTCGCACCGGGATGGGGGGCGCTGATAGACTATATCTGTGAAGATTGCGACATGGAGATACTGACGGCTTATGTGACAAAGCATGCGCCTGTATTGGGGCAATCATCCCCGGAAGTTTATGATGGCGACCGCTATGACCTGCTGTATATGAAAATTATCTGCAATGATGACCTAGAAGAACAGGTTTATCAGAGCCTAGTTGCACCGATTGAGATTAACATGCGGGAAATTGATGAGCGGCTTAGCGCGCGTCATTTCTGCACCCTGGTTGCCATGCAGAAGCTGCCTCTCGACGCGGATGTGTATGAAAAAATTGCGGCTCAATATGCGGTTCAAGATGAAAATATAAGTGATGCCTTCGTCTATTGGTTCAGCCAGTACAAAAGTGAGTTTTTGACGCAGCCCGAATTCTATCTAAGAAAAGAAAAAGACGCGCGCTTCTTTAATGTCATGCTCACAAAAATCATAACCTACGCGCACTTTACCGTGCAAGAGAGAGCGGACCTGGTGTCGCTATTCATTGATTATTTCATTGCGTCTGATATCGCTGACCTTAATTACCCTCATGATGTCCTGCTGCAGGTGTTTAACAGTACCAATAATGAAGAATTCAAGGTCATGCTGTTTACGCGATTTATTGTGACAGGCCTGAATAAACATCAACTGGCCGGGCTATGTCATCAACTGGGCGAAGACGAATTGAGTAATGTATTCATCAATCGAACCCAGGCAACAATTGCTGTTATAAACAGGGAACGCGTGATATCAATTCTTGAACATCTGCAAGCAGTACGCATCATAAGAGGTTTTCAGGAGCGTGAAAGTGGGAAAATCTCCGTCTTTATCGAACCCGATCTGGAGGATAAAGATTAGCGATTTAGCCTTTTCAGGCCGGGACCGGCAGGTCTCTGCCTGTTTTTGTTAATCTGTTAACGAACTTAGATTGTCTCTATACATGTTAGATTCTTTCAGAAATATATTGCTGAACAATCCGCTCCTGGCACGAAGCGGACCGCCTCAATAACTGAAGGTCCGCTGTGAGCGAGGACCGGACATTAGCTCTAACATTCTTTTGGGCAGAACTTTGTCAGTTATTTTGATAAATGAGCATTAAGCGGATTATCTGGGATATTGCAAAATTTTTAATCAAGTGGTCAAATTCACTCCCCCCTATACTGAACATCATGGATATTCTGTGCCTAACTAGGTCCGGGACAGTGACGTTTTCCTGCTCGACTGAGTCAGCCAAATGCTCCACTGTTCACTCACCAAGTAGTGAGATAATTCATAACTAGAGAATTCCGACTGCCTCAGGTATATAGTCGTGGTGTATTACCAATTATTTATTTGATGTTGGACTCAAAAATCTCAACGAGTTCTTTGACTTTTTTCATGCAATCAATATTAACACACCTATATTTATCATTATATTTTATAAGTGACACTAAATATGAGCGATAACCTTTTAATTTATTCTGTAATTGATCATCAGCATACTTAGAGTAAAAATCAAATTTATTCCCATACCTTAGGGTAAACTTCCTATGGTTTAAATAGAATACGCTCTCCATTATATACATTGGGGATTTTTGTTTTTTGAGCAATGCGGAAACTTTTTTCAACGGTTTAAGTTTTTTATCAGATAGCCTGATGTTACCAACAGGCTTCTCTTTGTACACATGAAAAAAGTCTTTCTTTCTTTTCCTGTTCTGTACTACATAACCGTTAAGCGATATAGTGTTCTCAGTCGCTCTCCTTTTCTTTTTTTTCAACTTGAGAGAAAGTATAGAGACGAAGATAGAAATATCCTTTTCAAATTGCTCAGAATGCAGGTACTTACTGTTATCACAAGAAAAAAGCATATCATCTGCATAACGTGAGTAGATAATCCCTTTATCTTCACACAATTTTTGAATAAGAATATCTACTCTTCTGAATATTATGTTTGATATTACAGGGGAGGATGAAAATCCAATAGGTAACACTTCTTTCCCACGAAAGTCTTTGTCAATATAAGTGTCACTAACCTTGTGAGTAACAGAAATATATGCAATATCTAGAGCTGAGTATTTATTTCCATTCTTTTCATTGTTGAAGTGCTGAGCGAGTAGGCTTTTTACTTCATGCGTAGGTATTGAATGGAAGAATTTTTTGATATCCAATCGTAGGAAGTAATATCCTTGGATATGGGGCCTTAGAAAGTCGTAATAAGATTTACCTTGAACAAAGCCGCATGCGGATGAGTTAATGGGACTTTTATCTAGAACAAACTTAGTTATTCTATCATTTATACGCTTGTGTTCAGAGTCTCTAGAAATTTCAAAAAAGTTGTCGCAACCAACTTTAAACTCTCTGACGGCAGGAGTGAAATCATTTAGAAGATCTTCATTGCCTTTAAGAATCGCTTTCTTAAAAAAGTCATCGCTAATATTATTTTTTATCATAGAGCTTCAACCCGATACAAAAGAACACCATTACACCGTAGGTGTGTACTTCGACGCATACTAATCAGAGTGACTAGTTTAGCAGTCATTAGGACTATGCCCAAAGCTAAAAGAAGCTGGACTCCCTCAAGCAAAGAGCGGGAGAGGCAAGCTCTCAGATACTTGTCGAAACTCATATCTCCCCTCTACTATCGGGTTGAAGCATACGAATGATATCATAAAACTCGGGGAAATAAACTTTAAATACTGTCCCAAATGGTTGATTTTTAGCTAAAGACTCTTTTTCAACGTATCCGACGGCATAATTTAGGAAGCTTGTAGTCCATCCATCGGTTTTATCAAGGTATTTGTTGTGTACAGTGTTCTCTTCTAATAATTTCATTAGCATTTTTGCATGCTTGGAAGTGTATCGCAACTTGCCGCTTACCTTTCTCTTATTATTTAAAGTTTGTTTGTATGTTTCAACATTGAAGTGGCTATAGTCAGTTAATGCCATTGACTTTCCATTAAAAATGACTCTAATGTAATCAATGAGCATATCCTCTGTAACATACTTGCTTCGTTTTATACGCTTCAATGTAGAATCAAAATTAGAATTATGTTCACTGTCTAACCATCCATATACAATTTTTGAGCTATGTTTCTGGATTAAACAACCTTCTAATGTTGTTCTATTTAGATAAATATTCTGATCAAGCAACCTGCTTTTAACAGCAGTAAATACCGACTCAAAGTCAGACTCATCTAGAAAAGTTTGAGTTGTATTATTTACTTTTACTTCTTTATTTATAACGGATAACAACGTCTCAATATTTTCTCGTTTTGTCTTGTACTTCTTGCTAAAACCCAATTTGTATTTATTAAGCTCTGATTTTAAAGTATCTGGTTTAAAGTTAAAATAGCTACCGTTTTTTTCTAGTTTTATAGATAAACTACGAGGCTCACCTTTAATTGATATTGCTTTGTCTGCATCGAATAAGAATAAGTATGGTATAGTAGAGTTTGAGTATGATGGATTAACTCGCTCACCAACGACATTGCTACTACATTTATAAACATCTATATTTCTTAAATGAGGGAAATGTTCAGTCATCTTCATGTTTCCAAAAGCTTCCAACTCACTTTCACCCTCTACAAATAGGATAAAGTCGCTAAAAAACAATCTTGCTTCATTGTCACTAAAAATATTTATAAAGCTCTCGTTGTCATAAGTGGAATTTAATATGCTAATCGTAGTTCTAGCATCAACTTTCTTCTGAAAACAATAAACACGTTGTTTTTGCCTGAACTTTTTAATTATCTCTTTTACTATATTCGGCGAATGAGTTGTTATAAATACTTTAGGCCTAGTAACTCGATCATCTTTTTTTTCATTATAATTGTAACTAGTAAATATATCTTGGACTAGAACCTCGTTCATTTTAGGGTGTAGACCTAGCTCTGGTTCATCAATAAAAACAAATGGTGTTATATATTCTCTTCTTGAAATTGTAATTAGTATCCTAAGAAAGGTTTTTATGAAATGAAATGAATTTGTTCCATCTGAGTGAAACTTTAAATCATTTTCGTCTATCTCAAACCGATAACCTTTTAATCCAGCCTTAATATAGCTCAACACCTTTTCTTTCTGAGAACTTGGCTTCGTAGATATCGTTCTATTTAAGTCTGAAATATAATTCCTATAAGAATTATCACCACTCGAATTAATTGAATTATCAAAAAAATCAATTACAGATTGGTCATCAATTTTAGACAGATTGAAAGACTTCACTCTTGATATAAGATCCCACAAACTGTCCCATTCATGTAAATCCATATGTCTAGGTTCAACATGGAAAAATGGAAATAGATAAAGAATAAGGTTTAAAGTTTGTTTGTCTTTAGTTGACCACTTAACTTTACCATCGCTGTATATGTTCAGTGTCAAAGTATAAGTGGTGTAATCATTATCGTAGCGCGTTAATGCAAATATGCTTCGTTTATGGAGAGGAACCAATTTTCGGATGATAAAATCAAAATACTTATTTTTAGGTTGATTCCTGGCTATCCTATAAATTCTGGTCATATCATAAGTTACTGATATAGAACCTTTATACGAATAATTAGAGTTTAGCTTTGGCGGTAACTCTTCTTTGCCTTCTAGTTTATTGTAGAAGAATTTAAGAACTTTAAGTAAGTTAGACTTTCCAACGTTATTGCGACCGACAATGCAGTTTAAGTCGTTTAAGTTATCAACATTTAGCTCATCGAATGATAACAAGTTGGTGATTTTTATAGCCTGTACAGTCATAGTGTGCCCTAGATTTTTTTCTCATTATATCAGTTGCTTATTTAGCTTACTACTCCGATAAGATTTTTACTCAGGAAAATCAATAGGTTTCTAATACTAGCAGTCGTCCGGTCTTTGCTTCACTGAGTTTCGAATCCTTGGATATTCAACGCATCGGCAATTCCTCTCTTAACGTGATATATGCTTCTAGCCGGTGTACGCGCAACTTCGGATAACTTGAGATAAGGCAAACTAGCCTCGATAAGATGTGAACGGGATTTTTCTCTGGATCATAACGGGGCATAAATGAGTTAGCACCGATATCCGCTTCTGGCACAGAACGGCCTATCAGCATTCTAAAAATATTCAGATATATATCATTCAACTGAACATACCCCATTATCGGCAGAACCTCATGGTTCTGCCGTTTTTTGTTTTCATTTTAGAGGAGCAGTGATGAAAAAATCTGAAGGTTTTCAGTCGTTGCAGCAACCACTTTCCGGCCTGCCCCAATGGGTCTCTGAACGCATTCTGCAGCAGATAAATCAGCTTACTCACTATGAGCCGGTAATAGGCATTATGGGCAAAACCGGGACGGGAAAGAGCAGACTGTGCAATACCCTGTTTGCTGGGGATATATCACCAGTCAGTGATGTGGCGGCATGTACTCGACAACCACTGCAGTTTCGCCTGCAGCTCGGCAAACGCTTTATGACAATTATGGACCTACCCGGTGTTGGAGAGTCCGAACTACGGGATGCTGAATATGCCGCACTCTACCGTGAACAACTTCCCCGGCTCGACCTGGTGCTGTGGTTGATCAAGGCCGATGATCGAGCGCTGGCGGTGGATGAACATTTTTACCGGGAGGTGATTGGTGAGGCATATCGGCATAAGGTGTTGTTTGTTATCAGTCAGTCCGACAAGGTTGAACCCACCTGCGGTGGTGAAAAGCTGTCTACAGAGCAGAAACAAAATATCAGCCGCAAAATCTGTCTATTGCATGAGTTATTCCAACCTGTAAACCCTGTCTGTGCGGTGTCGGTACGTTTGCAGTGGGGGCTGCTGGTGATGGCTGAACGTATGATTCGTTGTCTTCCACGTGAGGCCAGTAGTCCGGTAGCGGTACAGCTTAGTGCTCCACTTCGTACCGATGCCGTTAATAAAAAAGCCCGTGACGATTTTGGTGAAACGGTCGGCTCGGTACTGGACACAGTAAGTTCCATGCCCCTGATACCGGCCCCTGTTCGGACAGTCATCCAGTCTGTACGCGACATCGTGGTATCGGTCGCTTGTAAAGTCTGGAATTTCTTCTTCTGAATCGCCCCTTCTAACCCATTGTTTCCTCAGCCCTGTCGCGACTATGCGACAGGGCTTTTTTGTCTTTATTTTTCCATCATGAGGAGTCTGTTTATGACCCGCCTGGCTTCGCGCTTTGGCGCAGCAAATATTATTCGTCGTGACCGCCCGTTAACCCGTGAAGAGTTGTTTCGCGTGGTGCCCAGCGTGTTTAGTGAGGACAAGCACGCATCGCGTAGCGAACGGTATACCTACATTCCCACAATTTCCCTACTGGACAGCCTGCAGCGCGAAGGCTTTCAGCCGTTCTTTGCCTGTCAGACCCGAGTGCGAGACCCTGGGCGTCGCGAGCATACAAAGCATATGTTACGTCTGCGCCGCGAGGGGCAGATTACCGGTAAACAGGTGCCGGAAATTATACTGCTCAATTCTCACGATGGCTCCAGTTCGTATCAGATGTTACCCGGATTATTCCGTGCGGTATGCCAGAACGGGCTCGTCTGCGGCGAGTCGTTTGGTGAGGTGCGGGTACCGCACAAAGGGGATGTGGTGAGTCAGGTGATTGAGGGGGCCTATGAAGTATTGGGGATTTTTGACCGTGTGGAAGAGAAGCGGGATGCCATGCAGTCGCTGATACTGCCGCCACTTGCACAACAGGCTCTGGCACAGGCTGCACTGACGTACCGTTTCGGTGAGGACCACCAGCCGGTGACAGCACCTCAGGTACTATCACCTCGGCGCTGGCAGGATGAGAGTAATGACCTGTGGACCACCTACCAACGTATTCAGGAGAACCTGATAAAAGGTGGGCTTAGCGGACGTAGTGTAAAAGGCGGGCGAACGCATACCCGTGCCGTGCGCGGTATCGATGGCGATGTGAAGCTTAACCGTGCGCTGTGGGTGATGGCGGAAGCCATGCTCAGTGGTTTCCGGCCTGCGTAAGTTCACATTTTACCTCTGGCATGGTTATTAAAATGTGAATAAATGACACACCCTGTCATTTCTGGTGCACAGAACTTGCCGGTTAAATCATCAGAAATCCGCGCAGGTCTGATAATCACGGGCTTCATGCGCTTCCCAAATTAATTCCCGTCGTGGACATATCCTGTCAACCCTCTCCTTTAGAATCTTATTTCTTTCAGTCAGTTAACCATGCGGAGGAGCCTCCATGCCACTGACAGAGCGCCGCTACGACAGGCTGGCGGTCAGGCTGTCGCTGATTATCAGCCGTCTTGTGGCGGGTGAAACGTTAGAGATGCAAAAACTGGCGACCGAGTTTGATGTGTCGGTCCGTACCCTGTACCGGGATTTTCGCGAACGACTGATGTATCTGGACCTCGAATGTCATCAGGGGTGCTATCGCCTGCGGACCGGTGCAGGTCCGCAGGGTGAACTGGATGTGCTGACTTTTGCATACCGGGCCGGGCTGGTCGATATCTTTCCGGGGCTGGACAGGCGTCTGGCGGGCGCACTGCTGGCATCGGATGGAACCCCTTGCCTGGTGTGGCAGTCACCACAGCCGATAACGGCCACCAGCCCGCTGGTATTTTATCGGCTGGTCAGCGCCATCACCGGCAGCCAGCGTGTATTGCTGCTCGCTGACGGTGAACGTTGTGACGGACTGGCCCCGTACCGTCTGATATTTCTCGACGGCTGCTGGTACCTCACCGGTGAAATTAACGGACATATAACCGTGCATCCTCTGGCGACCATCCATGCAGTGACAATCCTGAACACCACTTTTACCCCGCGAAAACGTCTCAGCCTGTTAACCACTCAGGCAGGCTTTATCCGGGCACTTCCTCACTTCAGCTGTATCCGTGAAGTTTTGTCACAGACTGCCGATAACGGGGGATCGGGATGAGTTTTGGTTTAATGACCTCTGTTAACAAGAAAAAACAATGACCTGGCATTACGAGATAAATGGCGTACGTCACGACAATGTGACCGAAGACGACATCACAGGCCTGATTGTTCACGGTGAACTGACTGCCGCCACTCTGGTTTGGCGACAGGGAATGACGGAGTGGCAACCGGTCTCCGCCACCCCACTAGCTTCGGTGCTAGTTCAGAGCGCCATACGCCAGCATACGCCCACAGCCCCTGACGCATCAGGGGCTTTATAAGGAGTCTTATAATGAAAAGAAAATCTTTCTCTGCAAATGTGAAATGGAATTGGTTGGCATTGTCTGTCGCACTGATGGCCCCGACTGCAGCCCAGGCAACCGCCAAAACGGCGGTAGAAGCCAGGAACTGTCAGTCAGAAAACAATACCTGCCCATATCCTTTCGACCTGTACAAAACCGACCCGGCGTACAAAAAGTCGTTTGATGAGACCATGAATCAGAATGGTTTACCGGCGATGCTCGACGAGATGAATGGTCCAGCGGGTCCGATGGAACCAGTAAAAATTGACGGTAAAGTCTACCTGAAAGGTTTTATGTGTGAAGACGGTAACTGTGGTAACCACAATCTGACATTCTTGTACCAGCCTGACCTCCATAACTTCGTGGGCTTCTACAGCAACGGTAAAGATGGGCAGTGGGTTAATACCCCAAGTGATGGTGAGCTGAAAGTATTACGTGCATTAGTCAATGGGACTGCGGAACCAGCACACACGCCAATCGCCACTACCACGTCCAATGATGCACCACCAGCGAATACCATCTGGGAATTTACCGGGGGTAACGGTGACACTCTGTGGAACATGTGCGGCGGTAAACATAACAGTTGTGTGATTGTTGGTAATACCAAACACGTGGCCGCCGTGTTAAATCACAAATCTGCAAGTGGGTGTTCATTAGGTGATTTTTACATCATTGACAAGGATGACCGTTCCTGGCAACAGCGAGATACTGGAACCTGTAGTCCAAATGCCTGGGTGCGCAAAGGCTCCATTAAAGGTGGTCAATATCTGTCTGTTGACATCGGCGTTGGCAACGAAACGGTAATACAATATCCGATCGGGTACTGGTCAGATGTGAAAGAGTTCACTGGCCCAAACCGACCATCCTGGGAAAAAGCAAAACAGGCAGCTAAGCAGTAGGGTTATCGTTACGACACGAAACATATCCTATTTTTCCTTCCTCGCTTTCAGTCCCCTGTCGCTTTTGCGACAGGGGATTTTGCTTTTAAGGTACACCGAATGTCTGAACCTCAATGGTTACCACCGGGACCTTTCATCCGACAGCAGGCCGAAGCGATTACCCGCCGGTATCACAACATCGCAATTGAAGACGACCAGGGCAGTCACTTCCGTCTGGTGGTTCGCGACCCCGAAGGCCGTATGGTCTGGCGGGCGTGGAACTTTGAACCGGATGCCGGTACGGCCCTCAACCGGTATATCGGGCAGGATGGCATTTGCAGAGCATTATCCACCGACTGACTGCAGTCATTTACCTACATACATTTCAGACCCTGATTACCCCATCTCATACGCCAGCCATCGCCGCTGGCGTTTTTTATTGACGGAGAAACCCTATGACAACACAGACACAGAACGAATTTGTTCCCGCTAACGAACCGCAGTTCACCCTCAGTGCCACGCTGGTACCCGACGAACAGCGTATCAACTTCTGGCCACAGCACTTCAGCTCCATTCCGCAGTGGATAACACTGGAACCTCGTATTTTCGCCTGGATGGACCGCCTCTGTGATGAGTACAGCGGTGGTATCTGGTCCTTTTACTCGCTCAGCAATGGCGGCGCGTTTATGGCCCCTGATGCTGACAGTGACGATAAATGGCATCTTTTCAACGGCACGAACGGCAATGGTGCGGAAATGAGCGCGGAAGCCGCAGGTATCGCTGTCTGCCTGATTGAATACAGCCACCATGCCTGCCGTACAGAGTGTGACGCAATGACCGCGCACTATTACCGTCTGCGGGACTACGCCCTGCAGCATCCAGAAGCCCACGCCATTTTGCGCATCATTGACTGACCAGAGGAACAACGAATGAAACAGCTTTCCTTTTTACCCGGCGAGATGACGCCACAGGACCGGCGTCTCATTCAGCGGGCGCTTACGGCTCTGGACCGGCACCTGCATGAGCCAGGGGTAGCCTTCACCTCAACTCATGCCGTCCGAGAGTGGTTGCGGCTGCATATGGCCGCGCTTGAGCGGGAAAAGTTCCGGGTGTTGTATCTGGATAACCAGAACCAGCTTATCGCCCATGAGACGCTCTTTAGCGGCACGATTAACCGCACCGAGGTCCATCCCCGGGAAGTGGTCAAACGTGCTCTGTACTTCAACGCGGCGGCGGTGATACTGGCGCATAACCATCCTTCCGGAGAGACGACGCCCAGCCAGGCTGACAAAACCCTCACGCAGCGACTGGTTCAGGTACTTCAGTTGGTGGATATCCGTGTCCTTGACCACCTGATTGTCGGCGGCAGGCAAATCTATTCGTTCGCAGAACACGGTCTGCTGTGAGGTATTACATGGAAATTATTAGTAAACGCCAGGCAATGACGATATACCGCCAGCATCCTGAGTCCCGAATCTTTCGCTACTGCACCGGCAAATACCTGTGGCATGGCAGCGTCTGTCATTACACCGGCAGGGACGTTCCGGATATCACTGGAGTCCTGGCGGTATACGCCGAACGCCGCCAGGACCGCAAAGGGCCTTATACCTGCCTGATGAGTATTACCCTGAACTGACAATAAAGGAGGTTATAAATGAGCAACATCACATGGGGGCTGCAGCGGGATATCACGCCACGCCTGGGAGCCCGTCTGGTGCAGGAGGGGAACCAGCTGCATTATCTGGCTGACCGGGCCAGCATCACTGGTAAATTCAGTGACGTCGAATGCCGTAAGCTGGATGAAACATTCCCGCACTTTATCAGCCAGATGGAGTCGATGCTAACCACCGATGAACTGAATCCCCGCCATGCCCACTGCGTCACCCTGTACCACAATGGTTTCACCTGCGAAGCCGACACCCTTGGCAGTTGCGGCTACATATACATCACCGTTTATCCCACTCAACGATAA